AATAAAAAAAATAATCTTAAAAAAATAAAAACATAATTTAATTTTTGTCGTGGGTTATAATCCATTGACCATGTAAAAAAATCTGTCAAGTCCTTTGAGCTGCTATTGGTGGTTCGATATAATTAATAGTTGCAACTTAAAAAATTTTTTTATATGACTAAAGACATTGGCAAACTCAATAAGTGTACTGATTGTAATGGCACTGGCTATATCATAACATTACATAAAACGTATGTGGATTGTATCATTTGCAATGGATCAGGAACCACGTCTCACGGCCCTCTAAACTCAGAAGCAGAACAAACTTTAATATATAAATTAGCGTGGGATTTTATAAATGGCAAAGAAAAAGGATGGTATCACTGACCTAACCAGAGTCTTGGTGACTGCAGCAGAAAAGTTTACTGATGCAGAATACTCCAAGCTTACCCAAGTTATATTTGCCTTACTTCATGGTGTTAATTACGGATATGATACTATGGACCAAAGATTCCTTAATGATGCTCAAGATTTAAAATTTATACACAAATCAGATAAAAATTTAAAAAAACAATTTAAAATAAAAAAAATAAAAAAAGATAATGTTATCTACCTAAAAAATTTTATTAAGGAGACTTCCAAAGATGGTGCCTGATAATTATACTAAAGGGGAAATGATATTAGATTTAAAAGAAATACATCAACATATTAGAGATGAGAACTTACAAGGCGCAGCTATCACCAATTTAATTGAGGATGTTCACGAACATTACGAGGTCGCTACTCGATTTAACTTTAGAAATTCGAAAGGCCATTATCGTGATTTACTCTCCAGACTTGTTAAGACTTATGGGCACTAAAATTACATCTGACATCTTAACAGAAAACCATATAAACAATGAACAAAAACTTTGGCGACATGTAATTTTAAATGCTTTCGAGGATTGTAGAATTGAATCTGGAGATAGAAAGGCTAGTTTAAATAAAACAGATGCACATTACTGGATAGCAAATTCAAAAGATTTTGAACAAATCTGTTGGTGGGCAGGATGGGAGCCGGATGAAGTTCGTAATAGATATTACAAAGCTCTTAAAAAAGGCGATATAAAATTTAAAAGAAAACATTTTTTATGGTGGGAATATAATCAATTATTTCTAAGATTAAAAAATGAAACAAATTTAGAGCTGCGAAAAACTTTAAGACGAAACTTAGAGAATAAAAGAAAACAAATAATGCTAGCGGATAATTGTTATGTGGAGAATTTTTTAAATAGTTTTATGAAACTAGCACAACTGTAGTCATGGTGGATACCAAAATTTAAACTTAGAGGGTAGGGAGCATTCACCACCCTCTAAGATGAAAGGAATCATATTACTATGAAACATTCCTATAAGATATACGTATTTAATGAAATTTCAAGAAAAAAAAGAGCCTAGGGAGATGATAAAACCTAGGCTCTTTTAACTAACAAAAAAGGCATTTGTATGAAAAAAACAAATACACTAATACTTTATACTCACAGAATGTAAGTTGTAAAGATGCAAGGAATTGTTTTTCCTAATACACTTTCTTACAAATAAAAAAATAAAAATTATGTAAAACATAAAAAATTCTAGGAAACTAGGAAAATACTATATAAATCAACACTTTTAGAGCAAAATTTACTAGGAAAACACTGGGAAAATTCCTAGTTTTTCTAGGAAAAATTATTATAGAGGACGTTAAAAGTACAAATTTAGTAAAAATTTTTTAGTTGCTAGGAAGAGTATTAGGAAGAATTGTGATATAACTGGTCAAGATGTCAAAAAGAAAAAATGTACTTAAATCTACCTCAGAGCTTACATTGAAGCAAAAGGCCTTTGTAGACATTTACGTTAGTAATTGGGGAGAAATTTCAAAAGTAGAGGCAGCAAAAAGAGCTGGTTATAAATCTAATAAACCAGAAGGTCCCACAGAAATTGCATCGAGACTTACAGATGCTAATAAGAACCCACATGTAGTCAGGTATATGGAGATGAAATATAACCAAGAATTAAAAAAACATGAAGGTGATAAGTTAAAAAAATATAAAAGATTTGAAACATTAAGTAAAAAAGCTGAAGATAAAAAACAATTTGCAGTAGCTGTTAATGCAGAATTTAGATCTGGTCAAATGGCAGGTTTTTTTGTAGATAAAAAAGAAGTTAAACATGTAGGTTTGGAGGGGATGAGTCGTGAACAATTGGAAAAGAGGCTATCAGAGCTTGAAGGTAAAATTGGCGAGGCCAAAAATATCATTGACGTTACGCCAGAAGAGATTAGTTAAAACAGCTCAATGGATGGAAGTTTTCAATGAGGTTCATAACAAACACTTACAAACCTCTGTGGGTATTGTGTCAATTTTAATAAAGGAAAAAAAATGATATTTCCGTCAAGCTGTTATGTAAAAAAAACAATATTGCCGTCAAGCTTTCATGTAAATTTTTCATATTTCCGTCAAGCTGTAATGTAAATTTTATGAAAAAAATAAAAAGAAAAAGTAAAAAAATTTCTAGGCCAAAAAAAATTTATGAGGAAATAGATAAATATCCTATGGTATCTTGTGAGTGGTTTGATATAATTTCTAATTCAAGTTGGAGTAGTTTTGAAGAAGTAAAAAAAAGTGAACTTGCAACATGCATAACAAAAGGGCATTTATTATCGCAATCAAAAGGTATTACTAGAATTTTTGGTGATTATTCTTTATCAGATGATAAAAAAAGAATTGAAACGATAGGCAATACAACATTAATTCCTAATTCTGTCATAAAAGAAATTAAAAAAATTTAGTTGCATTTAAAAAATTAGAGTTTATATCCCTTATTTATGGGATCAATCTTGGCCATAATATTACATTTTTGTATAGTCTACCCATCAAGGGCTTTTTTTATTACTTTTTTCATTTGGTTAATTATTCGTTTTTTATTTAATTATTAATTTGACAATCCCATTAAATCCCATTAAGAGGAATTATGAGCATTAAATTAACAAAAAAAGAAAAAGAATTTTTGATTAGTTGGTTAAGTGATGATTTGGATCTCGCAATTGAAAACAGAGACACTTCCTCAAATTATTTAATTAACAAATTAAAATCTATTCTTAAAAAGCTAACAAAGAAAGGTAATTAACATGGGCTTTGATTTAAGCGGATTAAATCCAAAAAATGAAACTGGCGAATATTTTAGAAACAATGTTTGGTGGTGGCGACCTCTTGCACAATATGTGCTAGATGAGACAAAAGTAATTCTCGAGGGTGACCAAGAAAAATGGCACTATAACGATTGTTATGAAGTATCAAAAGAAGATGCAGAGCAGATTGCAAAACAATTAGATCATTTAATGAAAAAAGGTCATACAAAAAGTTTCGAGGATAAGTGGGAAACTTACAGAAAAAAACTCGAAAAACATAATGAAAAAGTTGAGAAGGAACTTGAAAAGCATGTTAAAAAAGTTCAAAAGAAACTTAATAATTCTAATCTTGTGCCAAGAGATTTTCCAGAGGAAGATAAAAAAATTTGGAATAAGATTTATGAAAAAAGAAAATCTGATGCTAGTTATCCATTTTCAGTAGAAAATGTTAAAGAGTTTTCGGAGTTTTGTAAGAATAGTGGTGGGTTTACTATTGGTTAAAAAGAATTTTTTGATTATTTTTGACTATAAGCTAGTAGAGAATAAAAATAATCATGTGGTGCTTTGGCAAAGTCGGGTAATATTTCCCACGCAAGCACCACATTTATTAACAACAAATGAAAAAGGAAAACACTATGACTAAACAAATAAGCAAAGACAATAGGGAGTATTGGCAAAATAAACTTGAAACTAGGTTTAGGGAGAGAAGACAAACTATTGAATCTTTACATCAAGCGGAAATAAACGAACAAACGCAAAAAAATTTTCCAATTTTTAAAAAGAGATTAGGATTGGAAAAAGATATTGCTAACTTTTTGAAGGTTGAAAAAGATTTCAACGATTATTCAAAAAATTATGCAAAGAGACTAGAAGAAAAAAGGGAAATGGTAAAAAAACATTTTTCTAAAATAAGAGATAAATTAAAATCATGGTCAGAAACGAGAACAATTTGGAACGACTACGATATACCAAAATATGATTATGAAAGTAAATTGTATGATTTATCAGATAGGGTTGAACTTTTTTTGAAGGATACTTGTAAAGAAGAAACTAGACAAGCATTTTATAAATCTAAAAAGGGTCAAGAAATCCAAAAACTTTATGATCTGGAAGAAAAAGCAAAAGATCTATTGCATAGTGATATGATTGGCGCAGAAATTTTGAAACAAATTTCTTTAATTGCCAAACAAACTAAAATTACCATGACGATCCCAGAAGAAACAATAAAACAATTACCTAATGGTTAGTATAGGTACACTTGTAAAAATATATAAAAATTTTGGCGAGAGACAACACCTCTCGCCATTATTAAGTAAAATAATTGCTAATCAAAGAGAGGACTAACAATGGCAAAAGGAAAAAAAGTAAATGAAGATCATTTAATAAATAATAAAAAAATAAATCAATTAACCAATAATGAACTTGCAATAGAGTGGCAAAAGAGAATTGAAAAATATTTATTAGGCAAGTCTATTATTAAATTAGAGTATATGTCAGAGGAAGACGCAAATAAATTTGGTTGGAGTAAAAGACCAATTCAAATTTTATTAAATAATGGAGTGTGGTTGACCATAACACAAGATGACGAAGGTAATAATGGTGGTGCAATACACACTAATATAAAAAAACTGGAGATCATTCCAGTAATTTATTAATGACTTTAAAACAAATATATTTTAGAGCAAAAAAAATAAATCCATTATATAAAGGAACTTTTGCAGATTTTATTCTGGATTTTTTAAATTGCAGAGAGTGTTTTTTTATATCTTTTAAAGAGTGGAGAGAATACGCTTTCACACCAAAGATTGAAAAAGCACTAGACAAACATTTTAAGAGATATTATTCTTAATATTGACTAGTTAAACCCCTAACAATGCGAGAGTGGAGTTAGGGGTTTTTTTATGTTATTGACTTAATAACTCAATGGCAAAATCAGAAAAAAATCTTTGGCAACGTATCAAAAAATTAAAATTAAAAGGTCAAATTTTTCGTATTGAAAGCAACACTATCAATGGAATTCCAGACGTTTATTGGTTGATTAATAATAAAAGTTTTTGGATTGAACTTAAGTCAAATGATGTCAAGAATTTAGGTCTTTCAAAGTTCCAAATAAATTGGCATTTAGATCATTTGTCTAATGGTGGACAATCTTTTATCTTGCGAGAGATACTCTCGCAGAGACCCTTGAAACTTTTTGAACTTTGGCAGATCCGAGAGCCGAGAGACTTGATACTTGTTTATTCTTGCGAAAATTTAAGAGACATTTTTAAAAAAATCTCGACGCAATAACCACGTCCCACGATTGAAACGATATTTCTATCAAGATCTATGTGCGTTTTTTCGTTTTTTAGTATTAACTAAAAAACGATATTTCTATCAAGACCTATGCAGAAATTTTCTTGTTAATGTTATAACTAAATACCCACGCACGTGCGAGACTAGTATATATGCAATTTTTTTCCGCTTAACTTATTAACTAATTAAAAAAATTTATTTTTTTAATTGGTCCTGAGCTCAGCAACTGATCGGCAGCTTGCAAGCTTTCCGGCCTAAATTAAAAAGTTGACAGCTGTGGCCGTCCCATGGTAATAAGATTCAAATCAACTAACAAAAGGATGCATATGACTAAAAAAATAAAACCGCCAGCTGGATGGCCAGCCGGTAAACCATGGACCGAGAAGGAAGCAGGTGAAGCCGCAGCAGCAGCAAGCCTCGGTTTAAGCCGTGACGATTTCTGTGACGATGGTGCAGATTTAGAAGAGTTACAAGAAATTTTAGAAGGGGGTAACCAATGCCGTTATTAAATTATTATTCTCAGACTAAAATGGCTAAGGGTGAAGCTTACGGATATAAAACAGCGATTTTACATTTAGCACCGTTTAAATTAAGCGGTAAAAATGTCTGTCCCAAAGCTTCCAAAGAGTGTGTGAAAGCTTGCTTGAATACCTCAGGCCGTGGGATGATGCACAGTGTACAAAAGGCCAGATTAGACAAAACGAATTATTTCTGGACGAACCGCAATGGATTCTTGTGGGATCTCTCAAAAGAAATAGAGCAGCTGAAAAAAAGAGCTAGGTCTCAAGGGTTCAAATTTGCGGTCCGATTAAATGGGACCAGTGATTTGGCGTGGCACAAATTCAAAATTGATGGGGGCAGCACGATTCACGAATTGCACCCAGATGTTCAGTTTTATGAATACACAAAAGTCCCTAGCTACTTAGATCATGACGTTGAAAATTTAAATGTTACCTTCAGCGATTCAGGGCGGAACGATTCGGACATTAGGGCAGCAATCGCATCTGGCCATAATGTGGCGGTAGTATTTGCGGATCGGTTACCAAAAAAATGGAAGGGCAAAAAGGTTATTGATGGTGACCGGCACGATTTACGTTTTCTAGATCCTAGAGGCGTGATCATCGGGCTAATTGCAAAAGGGGCAGGACGTAAAATAAATAATAAATTTATCAAAGCAGCCTAATGTTGTATGTGTGGATTTTTACCCGATTATTATGGAAGGAAATTCTAGTATTCATATTGATTATTATTTTACTTTAGAATTATTCTAAATTAGGGGGCAGCTCAGCCCCCTGAAAAAAAATTTTTTTAACTATTGCAAATATCTTAAAAATATATAAATTTATGGGAGTGATAAATAAAAAACAAACTAACAAAAAGGAGTTAATTATGAAATCACTGAAACAAATGATCGACGGTCTTGATATAGCCCCTCGAGGAAAAAAAATTGATTATAAGGCTTTAGTCTATAGTCAATTTACCGACACAATAAAAAACTATTCTAAGGTTACAAAATTATTAAAACCAGAATTAGTTGAACATTGTGAATTAAATGACAATTATTTCCAATTTACACAACCTAAAAAAGTTGGGAAAAAAGGTCTTTATATTGGATCGGTTCAATTAGTCACAAAAAACACGTCTAGATTTGATGTGACTAAGTTTAAGGAAGATCACCCAGAGTTATACGCTAAGTATATAATCGGTGGTGTTTCTAATGAGTTGAGAACCAATTATAAACTAGAGGTCAAATAATGGGTTTATCTTATAAAGGTTATAACATTAGTTTAAGACCATTAAAGACCGACAATCAATGGCAATTGGAACTTGAAAAAAGTGGAGGGGAAATTGTACACACTTACACAATCAACCCACAAAAAACACTTTTATCAGTTGAAAATTTTGCCTTAGATCAAGTTGATAAAAAAGTCTTAGAGCAATCAAAACAATAAATCTATAAACACACGCCCCACAACTGGGGCGTGTGATCCACCCCTTAAACAAGGCTCAATTAAAAACCAAAATTTAAAAGTAAAAAAATAAAATTTTTTTACGAAAAAATTTTTGACTTTATTAACTATTTACTAAAACCTGTACCACAAATACATGGAGTAAGCCCTCTAACATCTAGGGGGTTTATTTTAAGGGGACCCAAAGGTATAGTAAATCTAAATGACAAATACAGAATTATTGACTACAGATCAGCTTCGAGAGAGGCTCGAAAAGGTGTGGCTTAAACATATTAAATTATGTCAGGACAACTTTTTATATTTTGTAAAGAATGTTTGGCCAGATTTTATATGTCGTACAGATAAAGATCCTAATCAGTGGGGGCATCATCAACATATTGCTCATGAGTTTACAAAAATTTCTAAGCATAAAAAAGGAAGGCTCATTGTAAATATGCCTCCTAGACATACTAAATCTGAGTTTGCATCAATTTATTTTCCTGCTTGGATGATAGGGAAGTTTCCTAAGATGAAGATTATGCAAGTGTCTCATAATGCAGAGCTTTCTGCTAGATTTGGTGCTAAGGTAAGAAATTTAATTGATAGCGTAGAGTATAAACAAATCTTTGGAGATGTTAGACTTAGAGAAGATAGTAAGGCAAAAGGACGTTGGGAGACCAATCATGGTGGGGAATACTTTGCAGCGGGTGTTGGCGGTTCTATCACAGGACGAGGGGCGGACTTACTTATTATCGATGATCCACATACAGAACAAGATTCTCTATCTGATTCTGCTATGGAGAGAACTTATGATTGGTATCTTTCGGGACCAAGACAACGTCTTCAACCTGGAGGCTCAATAGTTTTAGTAATGACTAGATGGGCTCAAGATGATTTGACCGGTAGATTAATCAAAGCAGAAAATGAACCTAAGGCTGACAAGTGGGAAAAAATTTCTTTTCCAGCAATCTTAAACGAGGACACTGAGCCGAGACCCGTGTGGCCTGAATACTGGTCTTATGATGAACTGGAAAAAGTTAAAGCGTCATTATCCATTAGAAACTGGTCTGCACAATATATGCAAAATCCTACTTCAGAAGAAGGGGCTATTTTAAAACGTGAATGGTGGCAACCATGGACAAAAGAGATACCAGTTTTAAAACATGTTATTCAATCATACGATACAGCTTTTAGTAAAAAAGAAACTGCAGATTATTCAGCAATCACTACATGGGGAATATTCACGCCCCACGAATCAGGGCCAGATGCTATTATGTTAATTGATGCAATTAAAGGTAAGTATGATTTTCCAGAATTAAAATTAGTAGCTTTAGATCAATATAAATACTGGCAACCCGAAACAGTAATCATAGAAGCTAAAGCGAGTGGACAAAGTTTATTACAAGAATTTAGAAGAATGGGGATTCCTGTAATGGATTACACTCCAGGCAGAGGACAAGATAAACACTCAAGGGTTAACGCTTGTGCGCCAATATTTGAGTCAGAACAAGTTTATTATCCAAGAGACGAACACTTTGCTCAAGAGGTTATTGAGGAATGTGCAGCATTTCCTCATGGCGAACATGACGATTATGTGGACAGCACCACACAAGCTATGTTAAGATATCGGCAAGGTTCGTTTATAACTACTTATTCTGACGAGGATGAGGTTGAAAAATATAAACAACGTAAATACGTATATTATTAGGAGTTAAAACATGTCAAAGAAAATGAGAATAGGAAAGGCCTTAGTGGGTGCTACAATGTTAGCTGGACTCTTGGGTGGAGTAGGTGGAGCTGGAGCTACATCTAATGTTAGCAGCAGAGATGCACAAAAAACAAAAAGCCCTAGAAAATTAAGAACTACAGATTCTGGTGCAAGAACTATGGTTGGTTCTAAAATTAAAATGAATGTAGACCGAGATGCAAATCCGAGAGAGATAAGAGATAAAGCTGATAAAATTAAAAAAGCTAATACTAAAATAAGAAAAGAAGTTGAAAAAAGAAGAGACGAAGGTATGCTTTCACCCTTAATGCCTAAAACAAAAAGCCAAAGAGATGCATTTGATAGTCCAGGTTTAACCCCTTATGCAGCAAAAGCTGGTAAAATGGTAAGAGCTCGTGGCGGTGGAATGGCTAGAATGAAACCTACTAAACTTTATTAATGGCAGAAATCGATAAAGTAATTACTGAGGAATTAGAAACTCCTGAAGCTGAAGAAGTTGACGTTGAATTAGAAACTGAAACTGAAGCAACTCCTATGGAGGAGTTAGCAGATGCAGCAGATTTGTTTTATAAAAATGTTGCAGAGGACATGTCGGATGAGGTGCTGCAAAGAATTTCAAATCAATTACTAGACGACTTCAAAAAAGATAGAATATCCAGAAAAGATTGGGAGACATCCTACACTAATAATTTAGATTTACTTGGTATTAGACAAACTGAAATGACAAGGCCATTTAGAGGCTCTGCATCAGTCACACACCCACTTTTATCTGAGGCTGTTACACAATTTCAAGCCCAAGCTTACAAAGAATTATTACCCTCTTCAGGACCAGTAAGAACTAGAGTTCTAGGAATGGAAGACGATGGAAAAATAAATCAAGCACAACGTGTTCAAGATTTTATGAATTATATGATCACTGAAGAAATGGAAGAGTATACTCCAGAATTTGATCAATTATTATTTTATTTAGCTTTAGCTGGCTCTGCATTTAAAAAAGTTTACTACGATGAAGTTATGCAAAGAGCTGTATCAAAATTTGTGCCCGCTGAAGATTTAGTGGTGCCATATTATGCAACTGATCTAATGGATTGTGAAAGAATTACTCACGTTATTAAAATGGGTGAGAATGAAATATTAAAAAAACAGAAGGCAGGATTCTATAGAGACGTTGAATTAAAACCAAAATCTAATGGTCCAACAGAGATAGAAAAAAAATATCAAGAATTAGAAGGTGTAACTCCAAGCACAGATAAACAATATGCATTTTCAATTTTAGAAATGCATGTTGATTGTAATCTAGACGAGTTTGAAATGCAAAATCCTGATAAGCAAGTAAAAGTTCCTTACATCATAACTATAGATGAAGGCTCTGGTCAGGTATTATCCATCTACAGAAACTACGATATGAACGATGAGAGCAAAAAACGTAAAGAATATTTTGTTCATTTTAAATTTTTACCAGGTTTAGGGTTTTATGGTTTTGGATTAACTCACATGATTGGGGGTTTAAGCAGAAGTGCTACACAATCTTTAAGACAATTACTAGATGCAGGCACATTATCTAATTTACCAGCTGGATTTAAGTCGAGAGGTATAAGAATTAGAGACGATGACCAACCATTTCAACCAGGAGAATTCAGAGATGTTGATGCACCTGGAGGAAATATTAAGGATCAGTTCCAAATTTTACCATTTAAAGAACCAAGTGGTGCTTTATTTCAACTTTTAGGGTTTGTTGTACAAGCAGGACAGAAATTTGCAGCCATAACAAACATGGATACTGGCAATGATATGCAAAATAGGGCTGTTGGCACTACTGTTTCACTCTTAGAACGAGGTTCGAGGGTCATGAGTGCTATACACAAGCGATGTTACTACTCAATGAGAAGAGAATTTAGACTTTTATCCAAAGT